CATAGGCTTCAAACAAAGTTTCTTCGTTTCCATCCCAATCTTCTGGAAGATTTAAGAGATTTTTTTCTTGCAACTCTGCTGCAAACACTTTTAAAGGTTCCAAATCATTTTCTTCTGACTCTTCTTCCTCTTCTTCAGCTACTTCTTCAGAAGCTTTTTTCTCTTTCTTTTTTTCTAAGATAATTTTTTTCTCTTCTTCTGATAACTCAAGCTCATCTATGTTTTCCTCATCTATTAAATCTTGGTTAACTAGAGAAGCATCGTCATCAAGCTCTTCATCATCTTCATTATTAAGTTCTTCTTCATTTAGAGTTTCTATTTTGTCTGATAAGTTATTACTATCAAGCATTTCTTCGTTAAACTCTAAGATTTCAAAATCTAAGTTATTTTCTGACATATTATTTTTTTTTGTGTGTGTGAATTATAATTGCTTTGTGATACAAAATTGAAAAAAAATTATTTTTTTGTAAATTATTTTTTTTTATAATAAAAAAATTTACTCTGAAACCCTTTATTTATGGGTTATTTCTTTTCATTACCTTTTTTCTTCATCAAGTTTATTTCTGTTTCAATTTTTTTATTCTGAAGCATAATTTGCTCTATCTTAGCATCATTAAGGTCTGTAGCGGACTCACTTTCGTTTTTCATCATTTGTAATTCAATCAAATCGTTTGTACCGTCTTGGTTAATATCATTAGCTCTAGCAAAACGTTCTGTATTTAACTCAGCAGCTTTTATAGTAGTAGCATTTTTATCATCTGCCATTTGTTTTTCTACTTTCATTCTTTCTTGTTCAGCTTGGATCTGCATTTGTTGTATTTGCATTTGTTGCTCTTGTTGAGCTTTTTGCATTTGTTCTTCTTTTGCTTCTTTTTGCTCTTGTATTCTATTTATGATATTTTTTACCTCGGTAGCATTTTCTGTAGTAAGAATCTCTGTAGCTACTCTTAAATCTCCATTACTGTTTTGAATAATAGGTTGAATAAGATTTTTTAATTGACCTATGATTTCTGTATCTCTTAAAGTATTGGTAATAAATACTTTATAGTTATAATTTGCAAAATTAGCAACTTCTGTATTTAAAGTAGCAACACTTAAATCTGAAAGAATATAAGAAGCTTTTAAAGGATTGTCCTTATAAATTACTTTACAGATCTCAATATAGTTTTCTACAGTTCTTTCTTTTACATAGTTATGCATGTAAAACCATTTCTCTGTCTGGTTAGAAGACTGTATAATACTTTGTTGGTTATTACCTATAGATTCATAAGGAGATTGTTGGCCTAAACGTCCAGGGTTATAACTCATAGATTGAGCCATTTTTTTCTCAATATATTCTAATAGTTCAATTTTTTGACTAATTTCTTGAGTGTGTGATAAATCTATAGATTTCCAATACTGAGGATCTACTCCTACATTTCTCATATCTCCTTCTCTTGAAGCAGAAATTAAAGCCACTTTGAATTTCTTAATATAAGTCATCCATTGTGTTGGAGTCATTTCTTTTGGAATCTGCTCAGAAATACCCATCAATACTCTTCCTATATCTGTTTTCATCAATTCAATAATTTGATTGATAATTACATTGTACAAGAATTGCCAAGGTTTTCCTAAATCCGCAATAGCGATTGGAGCAGAGTTTCTAGCAGAATATACTGATCCTGTATAAGGACCCCTTATTTGAAAAGGATTATCAATATCTCTGTATTGATTAGGAATAGGTTCAATTTTCAAATAAATTTTAGGATTTGTGAAGATTTTATATCCATGCCAAAATTCAGGAATAAATATAATTTCTTGCTTAACATCTGTTTCTTTATTGAAAACATACGTTTCATCCGCAATAGTTTTTTCTAAGGTTCCATTTTCATTAAGTCTGAAAATGTATTTTATTTTTTTCAAAGACTTCCATACAACGTGTGTAACTCTAAGTCTTCTGATTTTAAAATTATCTGTATAATTGTCTTCCCAAGGATCTACCCAACTAGGAGTTGCCTCTGAGTCTGTAGGATTCATAATAGCGTTAGGAATAATTTCCCATATCTTAGAATCACTTGGAGAATTTAATGTAGATTCGTATTTATCAAATACTTCTCTTTCTTCTTCGGTAATAATATTACCAAATTTTTGGTATATTTCATAAATAGAAAGATATTCATCGTAAGTACACCAATCTGCTTCATCTAAGAAATCAACATCTTTAGATTTAGCATAATTGAAATACAAAGGATTACAAGCTTTTATTACAGGCTTTCCGTTAAGTTCTCCTGTCCAATAAACTTCTTCTCCAGTAATAATCACATCTTTCCAGCCTTTATCAAATACTAATTTAATTCTATCTGTTCGGATATGATATTGTAAAAGCTCATCTGTAAGTTTTTCTTCAGGAAGCTTAAACCCTTTAGCCATATAAGTTTCTACTTCAATTGGAGTCATTTTATTGACAGTTTCTTCCAATTGAGCATCAAGGCTATCAGAAATTTCCTGTAACTTATTCATATACTCAGGGTCCATAGAAGGATCCATCTGAGCTTTAATTTGCTCCATTCTCTTTTGATTAGCTAATTTAGCTTTATTCAAAAGATCTTGTTTAACAATTTTAGAAGTATTTTCCACTAACAACTCTCTACGAGTTTTTTGTCTAATAGATTCACTTGTAGAGTTAGTACTTACCACTCTTAAATTAAAAGGTCTTTTAATTTCCTCTCCTTCTAAGTCGTGAAGCACTGTTTGCAATATTGGAAAGTGTATAAAATCACTTTGATTGATTTCCATTTCAGGAATATCCATACCTAATTCGGTTTGAATAGTGTTTCCTGTATTTATATAACTATTAAAATCCATTCTACCGTTGTATAACTCGTAGTTGATTTTAAACTTTTCTTTTTTCTCGTTATAATAATTATATTGGTTGCATAGGTAATCCATTCTCTGCCTTGCCCAAGCATAGTTGTCTGCTATTTTTTTCTTATAACTCAACCTGTCACTTCCAGGAGCGTTTAAGAATTGCGAAGTTAAACTACTATTTATTACCATTCTTTAGTTTTTAAAAAAACAAAATTAATTAAAAATTATTTTTTTATAAAATTTAATTTAGTATTTGAGTAAATTGGTATTTTTTAATTGATTGCGATACAAATCAGTGTAAAAATCTTTGGAAGTAGTTTGCACCATTTCTTCAGTTTCTTTTACAATCATTTCTTTATCTTGTTCTAGCCACAACATTAGAAGTAAAAATGCCGATACACGGTCAAAGTTTCCTTTATCATTATATTGTATAAGCTCTTCAATTAACAAATCATCTTTTAATGTATGTAAATTCCTAACTACCACTTCTCTTTTGGTGCCATCTTCTAGTTCCTCTACATATTTCTTTTTTTCCTCTAATAGCCATTGTTGGGCCAACCTTAAAGCATATTGTTTTAAAGGATTTGTCATCGGAATTCCCACATCATATTTTAAAGTAGGATCTTTTATTGCTTTTTCAATAACTTGTTTCGGGGTGAGAGCTAATATATGATAGTTACCTGTACGCATACAGTAGTTTTTAAAGTCAATAATGTTATTCTCAAACATTACTTCAGCATTAAAATACTTGGCGGCCAATACACATTGTAAATGTATTTCTTCAGGCATATCATATCTTCCTACCCACCATGCAACTAATTCATTACCATTAGCATCTACAGTATTATTAGATTTATAAACATATATTGCTGCCAATGAAGTACCTCCGCCTTCATCTCTAATCGGGTCATATACAATTTTAAAAAGATTTCTAGGTATTATGCCAGCAGGAGGATGTTCGTAAATCTCCCAAGCACTTCTCAAATCAGATTTAGAATCGTGAGGAAATCTATCTATAGGCCTTAAATCTGGATTAGGTTTGAATTTTACACCTGTAATATAATCTTTATCCTCTACCAATGATCCTACTGTTCTTAAATGTTTTTTAAACTCATACCTATCATTATTGGCTTGTTGCTCTCTAAGCATTACAATCGGGAATTTGTTACCTGTTTTTGACAAGAACATTTCAGAAGGTTTAATTGGACGAGACATGATATACTCATCGTAGGCCGAAGTATTATTAGCTTGTTTTTTCTCTTCTCTTCGCTCCATTTCATACTTCAAAGCAGTCTCTACATCTGTATTGCCATTATCATCTTTGTAGGCTAAGTTTGTATAAATTGCTGGTAGGAAAAAACCTATTACTCCTCTTCCTTCATAAATATCTTTAAACCCTAAAAAGTCATAAGCTTCAGGATCTCTAAATATAATCTCAGATTCAATAACTTTTTCCATGTCTCCACCTGTTCCAAGGTAGAATGAAGATCCAAACTTACCTGCCCCCATATCCTGTGTAGATTCGTTGGCACCATGCACTGTAAGAATTTTATCTTCCAATCCCACCTCTTCCACTACTAACACATTGTAACGGCCTCCAACGGCTGCTTGTTTATTGTCTTTGTAGGTCTCGTGGATAAGTAGAGATCCTGTACCTTCTTTTACATTAGAATTCCCGATTTTCTTTTCATACTCAAATCTATAAGGATTTTTAGAGTTTCCTACTTTAAGTGTACCAGAAAAAGTTCTACTAAAAGGAGAAGGGAAATACTCTCTATCAAAATATTCTCCAGGTAAGTTTTTCAAAGAGTTGGAGAATTTGTCT